CATCGGACGTTTTACTAATCGGAATAGCTGGTAAATCTTTTCTTCTTGGCTAACGCTTAAATCGTTTAATCTTTGTAGCGTTTTAGTGTCTAAATCTGTTGTGTTGTAGTGCATGGTTATTTGTTAAAAAGGTTATTTTGCATCCAGTCCATTACTTTAATAATCCTAAGCCTTAAAGATTCAATTTCGGATTCATCTCTTTCAACAACGAATTGGTGTATTCTTTTATTAATTGGTATATCGAAAGACCATTCACTTGGCGGGGTGTGAAATTGGAAATATGGGTTTTCCATCATAAACGCTTGTAAATCGAAGATGTGGTTAATCTCTATTTGCTTACACTTTTCAACGTATGTAGGTGGCTCAATGTCGGCATCTATGCACCCAAGCCGATACGCTAACCTTCTTTTTTCGTCATTTATAGCGTCTGCCGTTCCATTCACTAGGCAATAGTTAACCGTGTGTTTTTCTGCACCAGTAAGCCACATATAGCCAACACCTTGCCATTTATAGTCGCTATTAAGTTCACCGAATTTAGAACGGTTAAATGTATGTAGTGACCAACTGCATTTAATATCGTGTGTTTCCTCGGCTTTCTCAATAGATTCACCTATAAACAAGTCACATTCACCCGTAATATAATCGTTTGTTAGACGAATGTCATTCTTTTTATAAAAGCGTTTATTAAAAAGCGAAAGCATAGTAATTGCATCTTCTTCACGCTTATTTCCTTTTTCTAAAAACTTCGAGTTTATTTCCTCACGCCTACCATATACGGCAGACGTATAAATATCAATTAGGTTGGTCTTAACGGTTTTGCTTAATTCCTTGCCCTCACGTTCACCCGATACTATTTTGCCAAGCCCCGAACACCTAAAACGAATATCACTTGCTTTCATTTAATTCATCCATTTTAGCGTTATACATTTCGGTTAATTCGGGTGTAAGTGTTACGCCTTTTAGTGATTCGGTAAGTTCACGGGCATTTCTTGAATCTTCGATTAAAAGCCTAATGCGCTCATCTTCTTTGTTCACAGTTACATCTATGTGGTCGGCATAAACAACCTCGTTATTTTCGTTAATAATCCCTTGGTCATTAATTACCGCTTGTTGCATTTCGATAGACAAAGGGGCGTACTTCGATAGTAGTAATTTAACAACCGTTTTACAAGCCATAGAATCAAATTCATCCTTCCATAGCCCGAAGCCTTTTTTAAAGGTTTGCGAGTACTTGTTAGCGTGTTTTTTGACCTCATCAATGGTCATGTACATGGTTTTTTCAAACCCGTTTATTAAGGCAAAATGGGCAGCATAACCAAGTACAATGTCGGAGTCTTTTTTAGAGAAATCAAATTTAAAACCAGTTAACGGGTTCATTTCTGAAATTTGCCCTTCATAAATTGGCGTTACCCCGATTGTTTTAAATTGTCCCGACCTTTGTGCTAATTGGATGAATCCTTTGTACCCAATTTGAAATTGAGCCATTGTTTTAAAAGAGCCATCCTTTTGTTTTGTGTTAAACGGTACAATGTAAGCGAAGCCTAAATTATTGTTTAACGGAAGGTCTAAGGTGGCAGCTACGGCAGCAGCATTGTAAACCGAAACGGGGTCGGCTTTTGAAAGTAAATCGCTACTTGATGCAATTTGAAGCACCGAAGTAATGAATTGATTAGAGCGTTTACCAAGCATTTCCTCAAAACGCTTTTTTACATCGTCACGGCTAAATAGTGACTTTACTGTTAGTTGTTGGTTTTCCATAATCGTGTTTTTTAGATATTGCAAATTTAATAAAGTTTTTTGACACCTTCTAATAAATAAACAGGAATAAAGTGAGATTTTTTGTACTTACCCGATAACTGATTATCTTCCAGTATCACTAAAATTCCATTCCTGTTATTTTCCACATAAGCCGATATATAACGGCAATTGTAATTTTTCTGATAAAAGTGAATGAAAGCGTTTATTAGGTCTCCTTTTTTAATATCGAATAGTCGGTGTACCTCTGCTTCTGCTTCTTTGATACGGTCTTCTGAATTGTAAAAAAAGCTATCTAATACCCTTCTAGTGTTATTAAACATTGCTTCTCTCATTACGTCAATTTCACGCCCGATTCTAGCACGTTCACCGTGTGTTGTAGCCTGACTATATTGTACGGCTAATTCGTAAATAATTCTGTCTGTAATCATTTTATCTTTTTTTAATGGTTAAATATGGTTATTCTTATTAATAATCGTCAAGCATTGATAGTTGTTTTTTGGCTATGTCAGTATCTTTTTCTCGTGATTTAAGATTCAAACTAACGCTTTCTCCGTAACAAGAGCAAGACGGATTTCCTTGTTTGTTAACTCCAAAAGAAATAAATCCTGCGCTGATTGGATTGAATTTTTTAAACTCGGAATGCTGGATTAATTCAGGAAACACAATTATGTAATTATCTTCCGTTATGACGTATTTTTGTTTGAGGTACATTTTAATTTTTGATAAAGATTAAGTGTGTAGTGGTTACTTAGTTACGAGAAGGGTGGCGCTTAGGAAGTTCAGTCCACCAAGTTTCATTTACATTACAATGTTTTACCATTGAAGTTTCGTGAATCGAAATCGCTAAACTTGCTTGACTATCATTCATTATTCTGTAAATTAAAACTTTTTGCCCATTTTGCTCTACTGTTGGCAATTTCTCCGAACAAGCCACCCATTCTGTAATAATTGGCTGTCGTAACGCTAACTCTTTATTAAGGCTCTCAATTTCTTTTTGAAGTTTCTCTATTTGTCTTTGCGAGTATTCGCATGATTTACAGGTGGTCATAGTGTTACTTGTTTCTAACAATATCAAAAATAAAGTTACCTAAAAAGCAAATAACAGACAATACAATGAATGATACAAATAGGTGGTTAATCATCCATATAAAGGCTTGTTTTAAAAATGTATCTGTTAGTACGTGTCCTAACATTACTATGCCTATAATTGTAATACAGGCAAAAATTACCGCTAATAAAGCGTGGTGAGATACTGGTTTTTTCATGTCGTGTTTTTTATGGTGTAAAGATAGGGTAACGATATTCAAAAGTCAAGTGTTTTTTTAGAAATTTACATAACTTACTGAAAATCAATAGCAGAATTTTAATAAATGGGGATAAAAAAGCCCCAGTTAAGGGGCTGTAACTATTGGATTACTGCAGATTAAGCCAACCGTGTTACTGATACTTCGGACTTATCTTCGCTAACATTTGTCTTAACTTTAAACCCTTCAACCTTTTTAGATACATTTTTAGCACTCACGCAAAGTGATGATTGAAGTGATAAATGATTACCTTCTGATTTAAATGTTTTTGATTCCCCCACTTGAAGCGTATGTAGGTCTAGCTTTCTTTTTGTTTTCTTTGTTTCCATATGTTTTGGTTAATTGATTACAGTGTTATAGATTCCAGTTATATGACGTGTATTGTTGTGGCTTTACCGTGTTTTACGATTACTTCGTCAGGGATTGATTTCCTCATAAGTAACAATCGCTTTTATTTTATAACGTTTGCCGTTCATAGTTGCAGCCGTTTCTAATGTGCCTTTTTCTGCATTTGTGCTTATAGCTACTTCTGCTATTTTAATAATCGCAACAGTACAGATATTTTGTAAAGGCTGTTTTCTAAATTCTTCTAAAGCGATTTGCTCTCTTTCTTTGTGTGATAAATTTTCCATTTCTATATTTTTTAAGGTTTTTTATTAAAATTCTTTAAAAGTATGTAAGGTGTGTATGTTCGCATATTTACAAGTTAGGTGCAATGCTAATCCAAAACACCTGCCAACCATATTGGACAAAATATTAGCCAGTACAAAAATCGTTCTTGTAAACTAACAGCTAAATTGTCTTTACCTATTTTTTTGCAATCATTCCTCCAAATCAAATAGAATGGAATAAAAAGAACGATTTGCAGTAATACACATATCAATATTTTGTTCATTTTTTTTTTCAATTTATGAGAAGCACTGCACCTAACAGCACATAGCCAAAAGTGGGTGTTATCGTTTTCAAATCAGCTTTTACACTCATATCAAATTTGGTTTTTCAATTAAAAATTGGTGGTATAATGCCCCACTTTTGGCAATGTGCAAAACGTTAGCTTCAATTTGTGGGAATAAAGCCATCCCACCAACTAATATCGAAATTGTGCCAATAATCTTCTTTATGCCCTTGCTCACCTGCTTTCCATAAAACAAACTGAACATTCTTGTTAATCTTGTGTCTTCGGGCGGGTATATCATTGCAAGTGCCATATTCCCACAAACTAAAGCTAACATCGGTTTTGCAAAATGGGGGCTGACTGCTTTCTATCATCATTTATTTGTTATTTAATTCCATCACAACGCAAAACTAATAATCTTTTTTAGAATCATCAAACTTTTTTTAGTTGGTTATTAGAAATTAATTACGCAACTTTGTAAAAAACCTATGAAAAAATTAATCTTACTCGCTTTACTTGTATCGTGTAAAAAGGAAACAGTACAGCCAACACCTGACCCCGAGCCAGTTCCAGTAAAGGATTATAAAGTCCTAACCATCAAAGATGCTTCATACTATTGCACTATTGAATTAAGCAATAAAAAGTGGGGTAGCGATTCAATAATTACGGTTAATCCTATTACAACTGCTAACTATACCCGAAGCACCAAGTTTAAATACGCTACAATATCAATGGTTCATCCCAATGGTGGTAAAATTTATTACTCCATACTTGTGGATGGCAATTTAATAAAATCTATTCAAGGGGCCGTTAAATCGAGCGTTGATACTTTATCTTTGTGAATATTGACACAAGGCAGATAATAGAGGAACTTTCAAAGCAATTAAAGTACAAGTCTATTTGTATTAAGATTGCGGTACGGCAGGACTTAGCGGATGACCTTTACCAAGAGTTTTTTTTATCGCTGTTGAATATTAAAGATGACCGATTGATTTTAGCTTATGAGGGTAAATATTTAGAGGTGTTTTGCTACGGCATAATACATAATATATGGTCAATGCGTGGTAGGTGTAAGAAGTATGAAAAAGGCTCTACATCACCATTATACAATGCAACGGATAATATTTATAACTTAGATATGTTTGATGATGTTGAGGTTATAGACGTTCCCGATTACTTAGACCCTCATACTGTCCTTGAAATAATGGAAGAAAGCCATATAACTAAAGACGACATTATTAAACAAGTGGAGAAGGATAAGACTAGCATGGATAGAACAACAATGTTTAGGGCGCACATTTTTTATCAATCAATGTTCAACTTTAAGAATCCTCGCAAATTTGCCGAAGTATCAAATATCCCTTATAGAGTAGTACTACATTCATTTAACGAATATAAATCACATCTAAATAAACAATTATGCAAGTCTTAATAATCGCAGCGTTTGGCGCATGGTTCGCCAACATATCGGGTATTCCTCAAATGGTTTCCCAGTTTCTTTTTTTAATGGGTAAATACAAACAAGTTACGCCTGAATTTAAAAGACCGTACCGATTAAAGCCCTTTGATTGTGAAATGTGCCTATCATTTTGGCTTTACCTAATTACTCACCTTGAACATCCTATACTTAATAATCTATTTATGGCTGGTGTATGTTCATTAATTTCCATGTTAGCAACCAAATTATACCATAAGATATGAGTTTACAAACCGATTTAGAGCCGTACAGAGCATTGATTGAATTAGTACATAATGATGCTTATATCCCACAGGCACGAAGCAATGATGCGATAGCCATTGCAAAGATATTAAACAGTCATGGACATAGGTACATTTTAAGTGGTTGCCAGTCGTGTATTATTAATATGTTCAATGATGCTTATAATTTGCTAGGAAAGCCAGTATTTATGACGTTTCCAAAGCAAGAACCGCAACAAGAAATTAAAAAACGTGGAAGGAAACCAAAATCATGAGAGTTTTATTAGTCCACCACATCCACTTAATAAGTGAAACACAGTACACTATCGGTGCAGTTGAATACCACCGTATGTATAAACCTCACCATGTGCTTAATAAACTTCACCCCGATTATGATTATTCAACGGCTAATAGTATTCACGAAATGTCGGATGATGAATTAAAAAAATTCAATCTAATTCTATTTTGTCGTGTAATTAACAGACCTGACGAAACCAAAGAACGGCTTAATAAATTAGGCATTAAATTTGGATTAGACTTAGATGATTATTGGCACTTAGATAAGTTCCACATACTTTACGAATCTTACCAAAACAATAACACACCAGCGTTAATTGTTAAATCAATAGCTGCATCACACTTTGTCATTTGTACCACTTCAATATTAGCGGATAAGATTAAGCCGCTTAATAAAAACGTGTATGTTATTGAAAATGGTATTGACACATCGGATGATACATGGAAGCCTAAACGTACTTATTCAGACCGTGTTAGATTCGGATTTACACAAGGCTCAACCCATCAGGAGGACATCGGTTCAATTGCTGCGGATGTTGCATTTAGCATTAATGAGAGCGCATTTTATCATCATGGGCAAGTCGTGTTATGTGGATATGAAGGTAAGCATACCGTTAGCGTGGCTTACGAGAAGCTACTCACAAGAAACTTTAAGCCATTACAAAGATTCCACATGGATTACGTTTTAGACTTAATGAACGAATTTAAAAAAGAATTGCGTACCGACTTGTGTTACCGTAGGATATGGAGAACGGATATAGATACGTTTGGAAATGTTTACAATGAGTTTGATATATCGGTTGCTCCTTTATTAGACACAGAGTTTAATAATTGTAAATCTAATCTAAAAATGTTAGAAGCAGGGTTTAAAGGGTGTGCAGTAATGGTGTCAGAAGTAAACCCATATACTCCATTGGCTACAAAGGAAAATTCATTCTTGCTATCCGAAAAATCATTTAAAGGATGGCAAAGATATATCCTATCAAACCCTGAAATAATTAAAGAGAAAGCACATTATTTATCGAGGGATATTAGACCTTACTCGCTACAAAATTTAACCACCAAGAGAAAACAAATATATGACCAACTCACCTAAAGTAGTTATCGGGATGGCTGTTTACAGCACCGAAGAAAATTGTAAAGACGAATGCTTAGAAAAATGCCTAGCTAGTCTAATGGCACAATTGTTAGACAATAAGGACTATAAGCTAGTGTTGTCGGTAAACGGAATGACTGACAATACAATTGATTTTATTAGATTGTTCAAGCGGTTAGGAGTAGTGCATGATGTTATTTTTAATGACACTAACATAGGTACTGCCGAAGCTATCAATAAAGTTTGGGAGCGTTACCCTAATTCGCATTGTTTAAAAATGGATGATGATGTGGTAATACACTCTACTAACTGGCTGGATTTAATGGTTGAATGTATCGAGCGTGACCCGAATATTGGAATTATAGGATTAAAGAGAAAAGATTGCTGGGAAAAACCAAGCAACCCTAATCCTGATTATAAGTCAGAATTAATAATGCTGCCACAAGAAGCAGGACAGAAGTGGTTGGTGGTTGAAAAAGTTAAACACGTCATCGGTACTTGTCAACTTTACAACCGTGCGTTATTAGATAAAATTGGGTATCTATATCAACCTAGCCTTTACGGTTACGATGACGTGTTAGCAAGTTGGCGCAGTCACATAGCAGGATTTAAAAACGTTCATTTCCCACAGATTGAGATTGACCATATAGACGATGGCAAAACACCCTATCAAGGATGGAAGGAAAGGCATTCAGGAGAACAAACACAGAATGTTATTAGAATAGTTGACCAGTATTTAAACGGGACTAAATCAATTTACTACAATCCATTCCAATGATTAAGCTAATCACCACAGCATCACGTAAAGAGGGCGCAGAGCGTTTAATAATGTCCGCACGTAATTACGGATGGGATTTAGAGTTTTTAACTGGAAACTGGACAGGACTTGAATGCAAGGAGCAATGGACGTACAACTATTTAAAGAGTAACCCACAGGTCGAATACTTTGTATTTACAGATGCCTTTGATACGTTTGCAATAGGTAAGCCTGAACAGACTTTAGATTTAATAAAGCTTCATTCAAACAAGTTAATAATAAGCGCAGAGAAAGGATGCTACCCTCATCCAGAGAAAGCCAAGTTATATCCCGAAACAAGCAGCCCATTTAAGTATGTGAACGCTGGTCAGTTTTGCGGAAGTTCTAAAACCTTTATTGAACTATACGAAGCCAACCCAATAACCGAAAAGGATATAAACGACCAAACATGGATGACTGACTTGTATCTGAATAATCAGGACAAATGTTATTTAGATACGGATTGCCATATATTCCAATCAGTAGCCTTTTGCTCACCATCAGAGTTCAAATTAAACGACCATCTAATAAACACACACACGGATGGTTCAGCGCAATTTGTTCACGGAAATGGACAAACACCACTAGGAGCGTATGAGCATTTAATTGTAAGCACAAAGAACGTAAAAGAATTAACCCAATCATGGCAAGACTTACCACAATCACACAAGTATATTAACGACAACCTTACCAATAAACTATTAACCGATAGTAGTCTAATAAAGCAACTACAACTTAGGCTTTGGGTTGAAAAAAACATATTTGGATTCGGTGAACGGGCTTTCTATCCAATGTTTAAACTGATATTCGATTCACAACCAATCAATGAAATATTAGAAATAGGAGTATTCAAGGGTCAAACACTTGCTTTGTTTAAACTGCTTAACCCCGAAGCAAATGTAACAGGGATTACCCCACTAGATACAACAGGAAACTATTGGGAATCAAATTACGCAGAAGACGTAAAGAGAATACACAATGAGTTCAACCTACCTCAACCAACTATATTACACGGACTATCAACCAATCCCGACATTATTAAAGAAGCAGGGAAAAAAGAATACGACCTAATATATATTGATGGTGACCATTCTTACAATGGAGTAAGACAAGATATTATTAATTTTAGTACCTTTGTAAAAAAAGGCGGTTATTTAGTATTAGACGATTGCGCTTGTAATTATAATTTACCTGATGGAATGTTTAGAGGACACGATGACACAACACAAGGCGTAAACAGTTTACTACCTAATGACCATTTCAAAGAATTGTTTAATGTAGTTCACATAAGAGTATTTAAAAAACTAAGCTAATGGAAAAGCATAAAAGATATTTAGTTTTTGGATTTGATTTTTACTATCCACAAGGCGGTATTTGGGACGTATTAGCTACTTATGACACTCTAGAAGAGTGCAAGAGGCTTACAAGAAAAAAAATATGCGAAAATTATCAAGTTTACGACAGAATCGAAGGAGTTGAAGTTGATATTTAAAAAACTATGAGCGAATATGAATGCAGATATTTTTGGGAAAATAATCCTTGACTTTGGTTCACCTTTATTATTAACAGGAGCAGCAATATCACTATTATACCTAATCTCTAAAAAAGACAAACATGGCTAAGAACGGAAATATTCATCCCACTAGGATATTCAAACACCCCGATGAACTATATAAAGCATTTGCTGAATACAAAGCCCATTTAAAAGAAGAAGCTAAAGAGTGGCTAAAAATCCAATATGTAGGTAAAGATGGAGATAGAGTAACAGACCCGTTTAAACTTCCTTATACAATGGAAGGGTTTGAAAACTTCTGCTATGACAGATATGGAGTAATTGAGCAATATTTTGCAAATAAGGAAGGATATTACGGTGACTTCGTTAATGTCTGTTCGCGTATTAAAAAAGAAATCCGTGAGAATCAAATAACTGGTGGTTTATTGGGTATGTATAACCCATCCATAACACAACGATTGAATGGATTAACTGAAAAGTCAGACGTTAACATATCAATGGAACAGCCTTTATTCCCTGACAAAAATGATAAGTGAGGGAATATTTGAGGAGGTTATAATAGAAGAAGATGGTTTTATAGTTGCTTACTATTCATACGGACTTAATTAATGTTCATCCGAACTACTGCAATAAATAAGATTCTCGCAATGACAGCGAGGAAGAAAGTTATTCAAGGTGGCAGTAGTGCTGGGAAGACATTTGGGATTATTCCCATTCTAATTGACAAGGCTTGTAAAAATTCAAACCTTGAAATAACGGTAATGTCAGAAAGCGTACCTCATTTAAAAAAGGGGGCAATGAAGGACTTTATTAAGATTATGAAGGCTACCAATAGGTGGCATGAATCACGCTTTAATTCAACCGATAGAAAGTACAAGTTTGCTAATGGTTCTTATATCGAGTTCATTCCTCCTAATTCGGTTATCGGGGCAAGGCGAAATATTTTATACGTCAACGAGGCTAATCGAATAAAGTACCAAGATTATCACCAAGCAGCAGTCCGTACAAGCGATGACATTTATATTGACTTTAACCCAACAGATTCATTTTGGGCGCACGAGGAGGTATTAAAAGAAACTGATAGTGAATTATTAATTCTTACCTACAAAGATAATGAAGGGCTACCGCCGAATGTAGTTGATGACTTTATACAAGCAAGATTAAAAGCGGATAGAGAGAAGCAGTCGGGACGTGAAGGTTATTGGGCTAATTGGTGCAAGGTCTATATTGATGGGGAAATAGGCTCATTACAAGGCGTAGTATTTAACTTTGAGGTTATTAAAGAAATACCACAAGGGGCTGAAAGAATTGGATATGGACTAGACTGGGGCTTTAGCGCAGACCCAACAGCATTGGTTAAAGTTTGTAAGCAAGGGACTAGTTTATACGTTCAAGAATTAATTTATGAAACTGGGTTATTAAATTCAGATATTCATAATAGGATGCAATCTGTTGGAGTACCTATTCACGTACCAGTTATTGCGGATAGCGCAGACCCTAAAAGCATAGCGGATTTAAAAAGGCTAGGAGGATATACGATTACTGGCGCAAATAAAGGTCAAGATTCAATACGTGCCTCTATTGCTAAATTACAAGAATACACTATTTATGTTACCGAAGATTCAACTAATCTAATAAAGGAACTAAGGAATTACTGCTACCTGCAAGACGATACGGGCAAGTCAACAGGAATACCAATAGATGCTTATAACCACGCTATTGATGCGTTAAGGTATGTAGCACTCAATCTATTATTTAAACGTACTGGCGTTTATAACATGGCGTAAAAGCCTAACGGATTGATATATACTTGTATGAGATTACCAAAATCATACAATGATGTTACACTAGGTCAGTATCAGGAATGCTACAATCTAATAAATTCTAAGGATGAGGATAAATGGATTAAGATTCTTGCAATACTGTCTAATAAATCAGTCGAGGACATTGAAAACTTACCAGCGGATAAATTAATAAAATACGCTAATTCATTAAAGTTCTTATCCAATCCCGACATTAACACTAAGCCAAAAAAATATATTGGTATTAAAGGCAAAGTGTTTAAGGCTACATTAGCCATAACCGACTTATCAACGGCACAAGGAATTGATATTAAAACATTCTTAAAGCCAATCGGGAATAAGACGCAGGATGAAATAACCATCCAAAATGCTCATTTAATCTTAGCCTCTATCTATAAGCCATTAAAGTGGTTTAAGTTTAAGTACGACCCAATCAACCATTCTAAAAATGCTGAATTGTTCAAACACGTAAAGATGGGGGATATTAGTGGTACGCTTTTTTTTTACTCCAACGTATTGGAGAGGTGGATGCGAGTTATAAACGCCTTTACGAAGGAGGCGGACACGATACTGACGAATCACATGGAGGAAGTGATGGAGTGGGCGGATTCACTGAATACTGGGGATGGAAAGCAATACTCCACGAAATAACGGATGGTAAAATATCAGAGCAGGAATACATTTTAGAAAACTTAAACTGGATAGGATTTTTAAACGAATTAGCATTTAGGAAGGATTTAGCAGACAATCAACGTGCCATCATCGAAAGACATACAAAGGCAGATAGAACAAGCGGTTAGCGACTGGGGTAAATATATGGCAGACGAACTAACTAGCGAAATGAATAAGGCTATTAATAAACGTGGCTCTAAAGTTCAGGATGCAGCACTTCACTTTGTAAATAATATATCTGTTTGGTCTAACGGAGTAGTATGTACTGTTTACGCTAAATCACGTAATGGCAAAGATGCAAGTTATTGGCAGTGGATTGAAGAAGGAAGGAGAAAGGGAAGCAGAAGACCACCATCAGGTGCAATCGGTACAGACTGGATGGTTAATAATAACATTGACCCTCGCAAAGTAGTTCAGAAGTATTCTAAATCTAAAAAACTACCAACCTACACAAATGCAGCTAAGCAATTGTCATTTATGGTATCTAGGTCAATATCAGTTAAAGGGATTAAGCCTAAGCCTTACTTAAATTCAGTTATCAATCAACAAAACATAAACAAGTTAAAAGAAAAACTAGTCCCGTTAATGGGAGAGAAGTTTATCTTAATTATTAAAGGGTTATAATGTCAGTATCAGTAATACAACAACCAGCTAGTTATACACCAGCGTACTCACCGCAATACTTCACTGCTTTTTCTAATCAGACAAGCAATTCAGACTTTGCGTTTATTATTTATTGTACGGATGTTCAAAGTGGTGAGTTTGTTAAATTCACTGCTTCTGCTGACGTAAATAGTCGTTGCCATTTTAACGCACAGAACTTCGCCAAGACGTACATTGATAGAGCAGGACACACAATACCTAACAATCAATACAACTTCTTTAAAAACGCAGGGATTAAAAAGATAAGAGTAAACATTGGCGAGTATTATGGTGGTGCTTATCATGCTGGTTCTGATATTGATTATATAGTTTGGAATGGAGTATTAAGTTATATGGAGTACCCTTCTTATTCTTCTGCCAATTACCTTTATAACGATAGCACTCATAAACTACTTACACATACTGCGGATGAGTTTACATATCCAGATAGGTCTAACTTTATCTATTTATTGTCTTACAATAACAACGACTGTAAAGCGTTTAGGATTAAGACTTACGATTCATCAGGTGGACTATTAGGAACGTCCGAGATTGCAAATGGATATACTGGGTTTAGTACTTATTCAGATAGGTATTGGAGTATAGACGTAGGGTTAAAAGGTCTTAATGGATTAACAAGCGGAGAAGTATCGGGGACTTATCCAATCATCCCTTACAACTGTTCTTATTATACTGTCGAGGATAAAAACGCAGGATTAACACCGGGCACTTATGTTTATTCAATTATTAAAACCTATTACATTCAGCAGGAGTGCAACTACACGGTTAATTCAATTCATTTCTTAGCTAAATCGGGAGCATTTGAAACGTGCCACTTTGCCAAGCGTTCAGATAGTGAGATAAGCCGTAGCCAATCAACTTATAAGCGTACTCCATTTACTTATGGTTCAAGTGCAACATATAGCGTAACTACACCTACTGAAAAGGCTTTAATAACCGAAAGTCAAGAATCATTCACATTGAACACTGATTGGCTAACCGATGCACAATTTGAGTTATACAAGCAAATGGCCACCACTCCACTGGCTTATTTAGATTTAGGTAGTTCAACAAATTTAGTCCCAGTTATTCCCGTTATTGATTCTTACCAAGTTAAAAAGAAGATTAATGACAAACTAAGTCAGATTACAATGCGCTTTAGATACGCTCACACTAATCATTATCAAACCGTATGAAGTCAAGATTAGTCGTTAGAAGTTCGGGAGATAATTTAGTTCAGTTCGATGAATCATTCCCATTCGATGAATTATTACCTGTGTCGGTTAATTATGCGGTATCTGATGTTCGTGAGCCTGATAAAATACAGTCAGACCACAGTAAGACTATCACAATACCTGCAAATGCTGACGTAAACAGATTCTTTGAACACGCCTATGAAATAAACCTTGAATCATTAGACTTCAATGCTAATTTAAAATCACCATGCTGGTATTACGTTAACGACATTGAGGTATTTAAAGGCGACTTACAATTATTAAAAATCATTAAAAATGATGACGGCACTAATGTAGCGGTGAAGTATGAATGTGCTTTGGTTGGCAGTAATTCAAATCTTTTTTTAGATATAGCCAATCTATACTTAACTGATTTAGATTTTAGCGACCTAGACCATACATTAACATACGGTTCGGGGTTATTCAATCCAACATTAGGTAGCGGGTACGTTTATCCGTTTATTGATTATGGAATGACACCTACGGTTAGTGTTCCTTCTGGGTATGCGTGGGTATTGGAGCATTTAAAACCTGCTATTTTTGAAAACGAGTATATCCATAGAATTGTAAGCGATGCGGGTTACTCTATTGCTTCTAATTATCTTTCTTCGACTTATCAAAAGTCAATTATTATACCTGATTGTAATGAAGCTGCGTTAAGGGTTGACCGTTCTACATTAAGGGCAGAGGAGGCATTTTTAGGGATTAATTCTAGCTTTACAACTGCAACAAGCACGGCTACTGCAACTGGTTCGGGCGGAGTTTGGAATTTAGCCTCTGCTGATTTAGGTGCTATTACATTTGACGATGAAAGTTCACCATATTACGACACTGGCTCAAACTTTAGCGGTTCGGTTTATACTTGTCCAATAACGGCTAAGTACGCATTAACATTTACTTCACGAATTAATTGTGCGGTAACCTTTCCAGCAACGGCTACGCAAGTAAGTGGGTCTATTGTTATTTATAACACGATTCAAAAAAGTACAGATGGTGGTTCAACATGGACAATGATTGGTATTAGTACATTTACTCAAACCATTTCAAGTTCATCACAGTTGACCGTGCCAGAGCCAGTAACACAATGGACTAATAATTTAAACACTGGTGATAAATTACGTTGCCGTTCATACATTGGCACGGGGCATACGCTTACTTTTTTAAATGTATCTAGTAGTCCAGTAAATAGCGGTAGCGCATCTCTGACATTAAGCACACAGCCTAACAGTGAGTTTTTTGTATCATTTGATTATCAAAATAACTACTTGCCTTATGGTGGTATGGTTGTGATGAATAACACAATCCCTCAAAATATTAGTCAATTAGACTTTTTAACTTCTGTTATGAAGGCTGAAAACCTTTATATCGAAGTTGATAAAGACAATCCTAAACGCTACATATTAGAGCCACGTGCTGACTTCATTCTATCGACTTATAAAGATTGGAATGGTAAGCGGGATGTTAATGAGCCTATCGAGATTTATCCAATGGGTGAACTAGAAGCAAAACGCTATCATTTTACTTATAAGTCAGATTCTGACTACTATAATAAATCATATCAGGAAAGTTACGGGTATGTGTACGGGCGTTATTTGTACGACACTAATTCTGACTTTTTAAAGGATGAGAAAAAGATTGAATTGTGCTTTAGTGCTACTCCAATAGCTTTGACTGGCTCAATAGTAGCCCCACGATTCTATAAATCCGAAGGAGTACCACAAGCGGTAAATATTAGACGATTGTATTTTGGTGGTCAAAAATCAGTAGGTGGAGTAAGATTATACTACAATGATTATGCAAGTAATGTAGCTATAAGCACTTATCCATTTTGCGGTCACGTGGATGACCCAGCTAATCCTACACTAGATTTAAACTTCGGAATCCCTGACGTAATTTACTGGAATTTACCAGCACAATCTTACACGGACAACAATCGATTTAACGAAAGATGGTCAGAGTTTATCTATCAAATTACTGATAGAGATTCTAAAATAGTTATAATGAAGGTCTATTTAGATGCGGTTGATATTGGCTCGTTTAGCTTCCGTTATCCAGTTTGGATTGAAGGAACTAAATACTTTGTCAATGCTATTAAAGACTATGACCCGCAAAATCCATCCACTTGCACAGTTGAATTATTAAAACTAGCACCGCAAATAGCATTCACGCCTAATAATAATTCTAACGTCAATTCACAAAATAGCGTTAACCAATCTAATAATATTGGAGGCAGTGGAGGATATAATAATCAGAATTATGGTGGAGGAGTGATAATTGGAGGAGATAGTAACTATATAGGAGGAACAACAAGCAGTTCAGGCAATGGCTAAAACAATATTATTAGGATGCAGTAATGTAACCACTCCACCGATTGATATTCAATTAATTGGTGTTGAGAATAAAGAGTATGACGAAAGTAATGCGGGTCAAACAATTATTAGAGATTCGTTAACGGTTTCTAATACAGAAGTGTCTTGTTCAGTACCTGCTTCTATTGCCGTTCAGCCTTTATCAGTAACAACTACAACAACAATAGTAACTTCAGACCCTAATACGGTTGTTTACTTTTGTGACACAAGTTTAAACAATATAACGCTAACAGTTTATTCAACAAGTAAGCACATAGTAGTTATTAAAACCTCTGAATTAAATACGCTTACCGTTGTTCCTGATACCGGTGACATTGATGGTACTTCGAGTATTAATATAATTTATTTATCGCCAAAGGATATATACTTCGATGGCACAAACTTTTGGTCTAAGTAATGGCAAAGAAAGAAGAAATAGTATTTGACGCAAAGATTGACGCATCGGGTAATGGTGCTAAGTCTTTATCACAGTTAAAAAAGGAATTTAAAGAACTTCAAACACAGCTATCTAATACAAAGGTAGGTACGGAGGAGTACTCTAAAACCTTGCAAAAACTAGGTGCGGTTAAGGATGACATTGGCGATTTAAGGGACACAATTAACGCCCTTAATCCCGAAGGTAAAATCGGAGCATTTAGTAATATTGCTCAAAAATTAGCAGGTGGCTTTCAGGCTGCCTCGGGTGCTGCAGCATTATTCGGTAAATCAGGAGAGGACGTACAAAAGGTATTATTAAAAGTCCAAGCAGCTACCGCATTTGCAGAAGGGTTAAAAAGTTTAACAGGTCTAACGGATGGATTTAAGATTCTAGGACAAGTTATTAAAGCTAATCCAATATTATTAATTGCTTCGGTACTTATATCCATTGGCGTTGCTGCTTATGCGCTAAAAGATAAAATTGCTTTTTTAGGCAAAGCGTTTGAGGCTGCTGGTAAGGCAATATCGTTTGTAGTTCAATTAGGAAAGGATTTCCTAGACCAAACGGGGCTAACTAGCTTCGCTATGGATGACCTTGCGGATAAGATGGACAAGTACTCCAAAGTAGCCATGCAAGGTGCTGAATTACGACAAAAAGCGTATAAGCGGGAAATTGATTTATTAAAAGCACAAGGGAAAGAAACTTACAATTTAGAACGTGAAGCATTAAAAGCTAAATTAAATGCGGATGCTTCTAGGATGGATAGCCTAGCTAAACAAAGGGCTATTGGTAAAAAATTTAGTGAGGATGAACAGAAGGAGTACGATGAATTAGTACAAAAGGTATTAGATACTAATAATGAGATTCTTTCTCTCGATGCTTCATTTCGTGTTGAGCAATCTAAAAAAGCAGAGGAAGCAAGAAAGAAAGCAGAGGAGGAAGCAAAGAAAAAAGCCGAGCATGAAAAGAAGTTAACCGAAGAATCTATTAAAGAGTTTGAACAAGCGGTTGAGGAGCAAGATAAGATTAATCAGGAAGCTACTGAAAAAAGGCAACACGCTAAAGATGTTGAGGAGGAGTATTATAGAAAGAAAGAGGAAGAAGCATTTAAAGAGGGCATTCAAATGCAAAAGGAACGCCTTGAGAAAGAAATGCAGCTAGAAAAAGAATTGGCTGCTGCTAAACTTCAAATTCAAGACCAGTCATTAAATGCTGCTAAAGGGCTATCAGATGCTTTCTTTGCATTCCAACTTAATAAAGTTCAAAAGGGTAGCGAGGAAGAATTAAAGATTAAAAAAAGACAGTTTGAGATTGATAAAGCGTTAAGCATTGCCCGTGCGACCATTGATGGTATTCGCTCCGTTCAGGCTGCGCTAACCGTTCCTCCACCTGCTGGTCAGATACTAGCTGGTTTAAATGCTGCTCTTGCTGCTGCTAATATAGCTAAGATTGCAGCTACACAATTTGATGGTGGAGGTGCTGGTTCTTCTGCACCATCAGTAAGCACTGGAGGAGGTCAAGGCAGTGGTAGTACCCCTCAAATTAATTCAACTGCACCTAATTATCAAAGCCTAACAACGCTTAATTCACAAGGTGGTGTTACTGGAAAAGAGGTTGTTGTTAAAGCGGAGGTTGTAGAGACACAAGCTACCTCAACACAGAAAAGGGTTGCACGTCTAAAAAAACAGGCTTCTTTTCCTTAATGAAGTATTAATAATTGATTGATATATACTAACATGAGTACACTACCTCTATATAAGTTGGAAATAAACGACAATGATGAAACGGGAGTAACCGCAGTAGCATTTGTAGATAAACCAGCTATCGAAGTTGATTGGATTGCTTTTAACAATCAAAAACATTTTAAGTTTGAAGTAACCAATACGGAAAAAAGAATTGTATCAGGCGCATTAATGTTAGCAGATACCCCTATTTATCGAAGGGACGAAGTAAAAGGAGAGTTCAATGTAATATTTGAAAAGCCAACAATTGAAAAGATTGTTGAGAAGTTTCACCGTAATTCCTATGAGAAGAACGTGAATCCAATGCACGAATCAATGTTGTTGCTTCCTAACATATTTATGCGCTCTGACTTTATTATTAATCATGAGCGTGGAATAATGCCTCCTATTGGATTTGAGCATATACCTGATGGTTCATGGTTTGGTGAGTTCAAGGTAGAGAATGATGAGATATGGAACGACTTTATAAAAACGGGACAGTTCAAAGGTTTTTCAGTTGAAGGTTTTTTCAATCAAGTACCAGCACAAATGAGCGAAGAAGAAAAGCTAATGGCGCAATTATTAGACCTTATTAATTCGGTTTTGTAACATTTTAGACATTCAGATATATACTGATATAAAAGCATCACATGACTTTACAAGAAAGAATTAAACAAACTTTTTCTGCCGAGCAACTTGGTAAGTTAAAGACTGCGTTTGATGCGTTGGCTAATCCTGTTCCTCCTGTTCCCGCCCCTGCTCCAACTGCAATGGGTGGTGAATCTAAATTAATGGATGGAACAGTTATTAAGTACGACACACCAACATTAACAGTGGGGTCTATCGTTACGGTAGTTACTCCCGATGGAGAAATGCCAGCACCACAAGGTGAGCATGAATTGGCAGATGGCACTAAGGTATCAGTAATGGTTACCGATGGCGTTGCTAAGGTTACAGAAATTTCATTACCTGACGTACCTCCTGCACCTGTTGTACCTCCTGCACCTAACGCAATGGAACAAGCTATCGCTGGATTGACAAATCAATTCACTGCTCATGTTGAAAAAGCAGAAGCAGACAAAAAAGAATTAGAAGTAAAACTTAGTTCTGTTAGTGCTGAACTTGCAAAGGCTAATACCCTTTTGAAAGAACTTGTACCAACTGTACTTGCATTTGCTTCTATCCCAACTGGCGACCCAATCGAGCCAGTAAAACAAACTAAGAAAAACGGATTGGAAAAATTCATTAATCGCTAAAATTTAAAACAAAATGGCATACGACGTATCAGGCTTATCAAACTATACCAAAGAAAATGGTACACAGTTGATTTACGCTACAATCAGCGAAGGTCAGACCCTATCGTTGATTCCCAACATTCAGACTGGCATTAAGTCAGCAGAAAAATTGCAATTGTTAAACATGAGTGGTGTTTGGCAATCAGATTCTTCTTGCGGGTTTAACGCATCAGGTACTACTACCATCACTAACCGCACCATCACCGTAGGTAATATTAAAATTGACCTAGAGTGGTGCGAAAAAGCATTGGAAGCAAAGGCAACACAACAAAAACTTCGTGCTGGTTCTAAATACGAATCATTGGCATTTGAAACTGAATTTGTTGCTAAATTGCAAAACAATGACAAGGCTTATATTGAACAAGCTATTTGGAATGGTAGCACAAGTTCAAGCGACCAATATTTGAAACATTTTGATGGTTACCGCACTATTATCGGTGCTGCATCAGGTGTAATTGCTTGTAGTGCATCAGGTTCAACCGCTTGGTCAGAAGCTAACGCACGTACCGTGTCTAAATCGCTTGGTGCTGCTGTTGCTGCTTCTGCAAACTGGATGCTCACTAAATCAGATGTGGTAGCATTTATTGGTACTGCTGAATTGGTAACACTTCGTCAAAAGTACATTACAGACAATATGTACCACATCATGGGTACAGAAAACACCCTGTATGTTGAAGGTACTACAATCCCATTCGTTGGTGTTGATGGTCTTTCAGGTAAAAAAGAAATCTACATCATGGAAAAGGAAAATATGTATGTAGGTACTGACCTTGAAGGGGAAGAAGAAAAAGTTGAATTTTGGTTTTCTAAAGATGACCGTGTAATTCGTTACAACAAGTCTTGGAAGATGGGAGTTCAAATTGCCTTCCCTGACCGTATCGTAAAATACATTTCTGCATAATTAACGGGGGAGTAAAATCCCCCTTTTTAAACTTATAACTAATATGGCTTGCGCAATATATCAAGGCTATTCAAATGATTGCAGAGACAATCAAGGCGGGATTAAAAAAGTTTACATTGCTAACCTAAGTAATGTTACTGTTACTTCTGCTTCGGGTGCTGTCAGTGCAATTACAATGGCTGGTTCTACTAAGTTCTATACTTACGAACAAGAACTAAACGTGGCTAATGCGGTTGAAGTTATAACTGGTAATCGTCAAGCAGGTACATTATTTGTTGACCAAACGGTTAACATTATGATGAACAAAAAACAATCTAGCTTGGCTTATCAAATCATGGCTATTGCTCAAACTAACGTAGTTATCGTAGTTGAACAAGCTAATGGTAAATTGTTCCTTTACGGGCAAAATAACGGACTAGCATTAGACCCATCTAACGCTCCTACTGGTACTACAATGGCTGATAGAAACGGATATGAACTTGTATTTAAGGGTCAGGAAACTACCCTAGCAAATGAAATCCCTTCGGCTACTTGGACTACCTTTAAAGCATCTTATGTAGTGTAATTTGGTTTCTCATAGGTGGATAGGCGGGGCAATTTGTCCCGCTTTTCTTTTTTGTACCACTATCTAGTAATTGATATATATTACTATATGCTAATCTTTGCATCGGGCGAAAATACTGTTGAGGTAACTATTGACGAGAAAATTACGTTAACCAATCCTGATATTATTTTTGTATTCCAAAACGACACTACCTTTAATAAAGTAGGTTGTTTGGCTGGTTCTGACTTGTCACAATATCCCGAACACGGCAATGTATTTCTAATAAACAATACAAGTAATCCTAATCCTGAAAATGCTGAAATTGAACTGCAGCAAGGGAACGGCAAATACTGGGTTTATGAGATTTCTGATGCAACTGGATTTGATTTTGAAAACATTGATACTACTGGATTGACTGAATTGGAAAATGGAAAGTATGACTATCCATTAACTGTAAGTTCAGTACCTACTTATAAAACTGTGGTATCAGAAGCAAGTATTTACAATGGCTAATAATGTTGAGATAGTAGATAATTTAGTATCGGTTCAATTCGCTACACAAGTAACACCTATCTTTTTAGAGAAAAAGAACAAGGATTACATTTTATATGGTGCGGACAATAACTATCCATCATTTGTATTATCGCTTTATAAAGACCATCCCGAGCATGGTGCTATTGTAAAAGCTAAAAGCAAGTATCTATACGGTAAAGGGTTAAAGATAAATAATGAAGGTAATACCGTTGAGGTTGCTAAGGCTGCAAACTTTCTTTATAATGCCAATCGTTACAATGATTGGAATTATGTTTATGACCGTACTACTAAGTCATTTGAGATATTTAATGGGTTTGCTTGGCAGATAATTTGGAATGCTGGTGGAACTGGATTCGAGGTTTACCCATTGTTATTTTCAAAGGTTCGTAAAGGTAAAGATAAAACAACATTTTACTATTGTGATGCTTGGACGAAGGAGGATGGAACACCTAACAGTTATCCCGAAAAACACCCTTCATTTAGAAGTTATCCAGCGTTTAACACGAATGTAAGAACTGGAACACAGATTTATTATTACGCTGAATTTGATGAAGCAGCAGAGGTACATGGTGAAACATACCCATTACCTGAATATGCACAAGCTAATATTAATATAGCTACCGATGTGGCTATTAGTGAATTTCAACACGCTCTAGCTACGCAAGGATTTACAGCACAAGGGATGCTGTCTTTATTTAACGGGCAGCCAACAGAAGACGGGAAGCGTAAATTAGAGAAACTATTTAACGATAAATTTACTGGTGCTAGAAAGGCTGGGCGTATTATATTTAACTTTGTTGACCCTGACAATGCTGCTAAAGGTGCGGAGTACCTTAATTTGGCTACTAGTGACTTAGATAAACAATTTGAGTTAATTTCTAAGACCAACCAACAAAAGATTATTACAGGGCATCAGGTTACTAATAAACAGTTGTTTGGTATTAGTTCAGAGGGCGCATTATCAGATAGAACAACTTTAGATATTAGCTTTCGTCAATTACAAAATACTTATACAGTACCTAGACAAAATAAGATTTTAGCTGAAATTAAATATCTAGGTAGTGTTGTAAATGTGAACTTGGATGGTTTAGAGGTTGACCAACTTACACCGATTGACGTTGACTTCTTAGACCCTAACGTGGCTAAGTATCTAACGGAGGATGAAATCCGTTCTAAATTAGGATTAAAGCCTAAATCTGAATCTATACAATCACAGCCAGTACAACAAGCGCAAGTTAACGAGCATTTGAAGAATTTAACTGGCAGACAATGGCAAGGTATTAACCGTATTAAGCGCAACTATCAAAGCGGTAAAATAAGCCGTCAAGAGGCTGAAATGATGCTTAAAAATGGATTTGGTTTAGGAGTTGAAGATATTGGAATCATGCTAGGATTTAGTTCGGAGATTGACCCTATACTGGCAAAGTTTGAAGCATTGGCGGAGGATGATAATGAGGATGAAATAGTAAATGAGGAGTTTGTTGAGTTTAAAGGAAATGCAGCTAATAGCTATGAATTTATTACTCACCAATCATTTGTTAGTGCTTCTGAAACACGTAATAAAGTACTAAGCATATTGCAAGGCGAGCCAACGGCTAGTGAAGATAAAATCGCTAAGCAGTTGGGAATTGATAAGCAAGACGTTGCCGATGCGATTAATGCGTTATTAGCTGCTGGATTAATTGCTAAAGGATTATCAGGAATTACTATAACCGAAGAAGGAATTAATAAAACCGTTAAGCCAGTTGAGGTTGAGGTTTATACTGTTTACAAATATGTAACACGTCCTAATGTACCTCGAGCGCAACAAACTAGACCGTTTTGCGAAAGATTATTAAGTCTTACGGATTCGGGTAAAGTTTGGACACGTGATGCAGTAGATTCAATTTCTAACGAATTTAAGCAGGATGCTTGGATTTATAGGGGAGGTTGGTACACTAATCCAAACACTGGTGAAACTACTCCATATTGCCGTCATATTTGGAAAGCAGTAACTAAAACAAGGGTTAAGAAATAATGGCAGATTTTATAACATATTCAGCCGACTACATAAAGCAGTATTCTATTATTAATGATAATGCGGATGCTAAGTTAATCACTCCAACTATTCGACTGGTTCAGGAAAAATACATTAAACCATTACTAGGTACTGACTTATTCAATGAGATTAAAAATGAGATTATTGCAGGTTCAGTAAGTTCGGACAATCAAACATTGTTAGATGACTATTTAATGAACGTGGTTGTTAATTATACTTTATTAGAATGTACCCCTATTTTCAAGTATAGATACATGAATAGAGGCATAGCGGTTAACAATGCTGAAAATTCCACCAGTGCTGACTTGAATGAAATTAAATTCATGATGGACAAATGGAGAAACGATGCGGAGTTTTTTGCAGAGCGTACCACTAAGTTTATTAAACGTGTTAACAGTAATGACCCGACTAAATACGCTAACTACTTTAATAACATGGACTGTGATGATATTAAGCCGAATAGGACTAATTACAGTACGTCAATTTATTTAGGTGATGCTGGGTTGACTGAAAAGCAAGAAAACGACATTAGAATCGGTAAATATCAATGAAAGTTCACAAAAAAAACTTTGAGTTATTACAGAAGTTTTTAAAGCAACAGAATGAAGTCATTAAATCAAATAGTAGCAAAGTTAAAGGAGATTCAGGAAAGTCACCCAAGACTAAATAGCTTCTATTTTGGCCAGCTATATAATTTAGGTATGTCGGAAAGCCCGACCTATCCTTTAATGGCTGGAACTTTATTAGATAGTTCTATTAATGGCAATGAGTTAAACACTAGAATTGCTCTAGTATTTGCAGACCTTGTAAATAAGGGAGAAGAAAATAAAGTTGATGTATTAAGTGACCAACAACGCACGGCTTTAGATGTCTATGCTTTATTTGCTGACTGGTGCAGGGATGAATTAATAACAATACAGTCTGATGCTACTTTAGATGACTTTGAGGATAGATTTAACGATGAAGTAAGCGGGTTTGTAATGGAGTTCGGATTCACACAATTCTACGATAAATCAACGTGCTGGACTGAAAACATAATTGCTTATCTATTATTAGAAAGCGGAGATTTCATTTTGCAGGAAAACGGAGATAAAATTTATTTATAATGGCAGATTCAAAAATATCACAATTAACGGAGTTAACAACGGTTGATAAAGACAATGATTTATTGGCTATTGTTGACACGTCTAGTACGACTACGAAGAAAGTAAAACCCGCTAATTTGCCTGTATCCGATGCGGCACAAACTGCTTTAAATGCGAAACAAGATACTTTAATTAGTGGGACAAATATTAAAACCGTAAACAATACTTCAATATTGGGAAGTGGTAATATTACTATTTCAGGCGGTGTTACGGATGGGGATAAGGGCGATATAACGGTTTCAGGTTCAGGGACTACATGGACAATCAATGATGGTGTAGTTACGGACGATATGTTAACTACTGGGATTAACGCTAATAAAATAGATGGCGGTCAGATTAGTAATGCTGAATTTAGTCATTTGAATGGCGTTACAAGCAATATTCAAACACAATTAACAAACAATCTAACAGAGGCTAAAAAAGAATACTTTGTTATTGCTTGTTCGGACGAAACAACTGCTTTAACTACTGGCACTGCAAAGGCTACATTTAGGATTCCATTTGCAGGTACTTTAAGTGCTGTTAGGGCTTCGGTAACTACCGCACAAGGTTCGGGGTCAATATTAACGGTTGACATTAATAAAAACGGAACTACTGTATTATCAACTAAACTAACAATTGATAATTCAGAAAAGACAAGTACTACTGCTGCTACACCTGCGGTTATTAGTGTTAGTTCTATTGCTGATGACGATGAATTTACTATTGATATTGACCAAGTAGGCACTGCGCCTACTGGATTGAAAGTAACTTTAATTGTGGCACGTACATGATTATTATTAATCCATATCAATTCGGTGCTGCTGGATATGATGCAGATGCTTTGGCTTACTTTGCACAATTATCACCAGCACCTTCAACTACTTTTAAAGATGCAGTAAATCAATTTATTGTAACTTGTAAGGCTGACGGAAATTGGAGCAAATTAGATAGATTTTGGTTATTTGCAGCAGGAAGCCAGCAACACGCAAGGGTATCTATCGTAAACCCTACCTCTACACAAATAACAGAAGTTAATAGCCCTACATGGACATCCTATTCAGGATATAATGGTAATGCAGCTACATCATATTTGAATTTGCAATTTAACGCAGCTACACAAGGGGTTAATTATCAAAAAAACGATGCTGCTTTTTTTTATTATACACGGTCTAGCGCATCGCAATTAACTTTGGCAATGGGGGCATGGGATATGGCAACAACGTCAGCACATTTAGTTTTCCCTAATGCAAGTGGTCAAATGTATGGATATGTAAATAGTGATGCAGCTACTTTTCCAATAACATATACTGGAACTGATAAAGGACTAGTTGTAAATAATAGAAGTAATGCAACACAACAAAGTGCATATTTAAACGGGAGCTTATTTGGTTCTGTATATTCAAGTAATTCAACTAATATACCTAGTTTAAACGCTTATGGATTAGGGGCAAACCAAAACGGCTCACTTGTTTATCCCGATAACCGTGTTTATTCAATAATGGGATATTCTTCAGGAAGTTTAAGCCAATTGGCTTTTTACAATGCAGTACAAACACTTGCAACATCATTAGGTTTTAACGTATGATTTTTTTCAAAATAACAAAGGCACAAGCACAGTATATCGGTGAGTTCTCACACGGAGAAATCAACTTCTCACCATTTGTCCGTGAACAAAAGGATGGCACATATATCGTAGCCGAAAATATGTACGAAGCACTAAAAGATACTGACCAATTCAAGCAAATTGATTGGAGTGAAGTTCCAACGACTGAAACATTTAATGACAAACTACCTGACAATTTTAATCTATAAACAATGACAACACAAGACATCAAGAACGCAATCAACGCAAAGATTGACGAATTTCTAACAGTTAACGGATTGACCGTTAATGAAGAATTAATTGCAGCCGTAAACACTAGCCTGACTGATGCTATTGCGGACACACTAGACACGGTTAACCCTACTCATACTTACCCACCAGTATTGAAGTAATGAAGAAGTATCTACTCTTAGCTTCCATTATCTTATTTTCTTTCGGGTACATGGTATCAGATGTAATGTTTGACGTATCTACTCCCGAAGGGTTAATGAGTGCATGGAAGTTAAGAATGATACTAATTTCTGTTTACACTCTATTCCTTTTTGTTGCAAACATATCACCTTTTAAGTTTTACGAGGTTAAGCAAATTAGCGTTATTAGCGTGGTTTCCATTGGCATTGTTACAATAGACATTATTAATAAAATCCTTGACATTAATATTTTTAACTGGACGGACATGGTGTTTATAGCACTATTACTAGTTGGTTCACTTCTTTACTACTACCCCGAAATAAAGACAAAAATATGGCTCCTGACACAAAAGAAATCAAAACATTAAAGGAAGAATTATCTGAACTAAAAACAGCAGTAAAAGACACTAACCGTAATGTTGATAGGCTTGTATTCCTTCTAAATAATGACGAGGGTACTGGTCGTATTGGGTTGTTTGGTGAAGTGAAGGTTATTGACAAGGATGTCAAAGATTTAAAAAAAAAAATGGACGACTACATCAAGTCGCAGGAGATTGCTAACGCATTTGCAAAAGGCAAAATCGCTGCCTATGGCTTGGTTGGCGGGGTTCTTTGGTCTATCGTAACATTGATATTAAATTATTTATTAAAGAAAGCATGAAAATTACAAAGGTTGACCAAAAGTGTCTTGACTTAATTTGTCAATTCGAAGGGTTTAGTGAAAAGCCTTATATCTGTCCTGCTGGCGTTCCTACCATTGGCTATGGCTCTACTCGCTATCCTTCTGGAAATAAGGTTACAATGAATGACCCGCACATCACAAAAGAATTTGCGTTACAAATGTTAGCGCATGACGTAAAAGCATTTGAACTATCAGTTGATTCGCTTTGTATTGATACTATCACTCAAAATCAATTTAACGCACTAGTTTCGTTCTGTTATAACTTAGGTGCAGGAGCATTGAAACAATCCACGTTATTAAAGAAATTAAACGTTAACCCGAATGATAAAACAATACGGGATGAATTTATGAAGTGGTGCTATGCTGGGAAAACAAAATTAGCTGGATTAGAGAGAAGGAGAAAGGCAGAGGCTGACTTATACTTTACTGCATGAGATTAATCGCTATATGCGCCTTATTGACTTCCTGTGTTAATTCTAATAGGTTTAGTCATGAATGTTGTGAGGAGCTTTGCAAGGTAGCAAAAGAACGGGATAGTTTAGAAATATTAGTAAAAAAGTATGAAGCAAATTTGGAGTAAATTAGTAGGCACATTCGACAATTCAAAGGATGGATTTTCAGCCCGTAAAATGTCGGCTTTTGCTGGTGTTATTAGTGCTATTGTAGTAACCTTTTATAAGATACCTACTGAATATCAATTAGAGGCTTTATACGCTTGGTTAGTCTTTGCTTTAGCTTGTCTAGGTATTGTAACGGCAGAACAAGTGATTAAATTTAAAAACGGTAATTCGGAGGATAAACAGTAATGAGGTTTATTGCTTTATTAATATTGCTTTCGTCTTGCTCCTGCAATTACTATCTTAAACGTGCAGAGGCTAAATGTGGCACTCGTAAGATAGTTGATACCCTATTAGTACATGATACCCTATTAATCAATTCCGTTCAATTAGACACACTATTTAAACCAATACAAGGTGATACTGTATATTTAACCAAAGATAGGCTTAAAATCAAATATGTGAAGTTAGCTGGGGATAAAGTATTTATTGAAGGTAAATGTGACACTATTAAGGTTGACCATTTAATAAAAGTACCATGCACCACCACTATTCTCGAACCAACGATTAGTAAATGGCACATAGCACTTTATATCTTAATAGCTTTATTAGTAGGTTATTTAGTTAGGTGGATTAGGTCTTAAACTTTTTTATCAATAATTCAATAACCTGTGTCCTGCTTTTATTAGGGTACTTCTTTTTACGTTTTTCATCAAAATCCTGAATGTCTTTAATAAAAAAAGCAAAGTTATATACTTTTCGTCCGTCTGCTCGTTTTCCCATAATTTACCAATTAGTGTAGTATTTACCTTCTTTCTGTTTTAGGGTGTATGTATCTGCAAGGTTTTCCCATTCATTTTCCCATTCACTATCAGTAAAGTCTACAATCCACCATAGCGGATGTATGCCTGCATTCAGATATTTGTCTGATTCTGAAAACACATTTTCTTGATGAAATTTTACCCTAACTACCTCCCTAATCTCATCAGGGAGAGCGTTAATGTAGTCGCCTATTGTTTTTACTTCGGTCATGGGTTAGTTTGTTATGTGTATTTCTACGATACTACTTTCAAGCTGTCTTCTAAATAACCAGTATCTATCGCCCATCTTGCAAATGTTTTGAATTGTTCGCCAAACATATCGGGTTTCCAATTTTTATTAAATGACAAAGAATATAAGGGAGTACCATCACAATCCCTGTCGTGTTCAACTACAAAAAGCCTTAATCCTTTCTTTTTGCTTTCTAAATAGCTATCATCAAAATCAACTTCAACCAATGTTCCTAATGGAATGTTGTGTCTTTTTGCGTTGTTTTCTTCCCGATATGTTTTGCCTGTTTCTGGATTTTTCAGGTCTGCAATGTTTATTAATTTCATCTTACTTGTTGTTACTGGTTAGTTTTATTGGTTAATAAATTTTATGACGTGTGGTTGAACGATTTTAATAGTTCCATCGGGCAATTCAATAATAGCAAAGATATTTGTTCCATCTCCCTCTTCACGAGTAATCCACTGATGAAAGAAGCCGTCTTGCGAGTATTCTTCCTCATAGCAATTTGTATCGCTTACTGTATAATATCTGCCATCCATTAGCTTTCTCTCTGACGGAATCCACTTTTTGAACTTTACTTTTCTTAGTTCCATATCTTTACTTTTTTTATTGGTTAATGTATTACTGTGTGTAATGTTTCGCATATAAATTAGTTGGCAGCAATTACTTGACCTTTAAGTAGTCATCAACAATCATTCGTTCAACTTCTTTGTCTAAGTTTCCATATAGCCATCCTGCAAAGGCAAGTAACTGTTCCCTTTGGCAGCTAACATCGGCTATACCCAATAATTTTAACTTATACTTGTGATATTCTTCAGCTATATCTTCAGCACCAACTAATTGTCCTGAGTGGTTACATATATAATCTTCTCCACCATTTGTTAATGTGTAGTTTTCTTTAATAAATTGTGTTGCTGTCATTTTGTTTTCAAATTAAATTTTACTTCCCTTCCTTAACAATTTCTTTAAATTGTTGATTGGTAATCCTCAATCAAAGAATCGATATACCAAGTGCTAACAAGTAAATCATCTCCACTTTCAATTATGCTATAATTCTTTATATTATCTTTTGCAAACTGAAAGAAATCATTTGCATTGAATTGATATTTGTCCTTTCGCATAATTGAAAGTTTCTCGTAATTATCACCGATATTTTTTACTGAATGTTGCATATTTAATGGTAAAATTTTAAATAAACTAAAGCTAACAGAACCATTGCGCCATTAAAACTATTACCTAATCACTTCCCTTCCTTAACAATATCTTTCAACTGTTCAACGCTAATACCTGCTTTACTTGCTACTTCTTCAATGGTGGGGAGAGGGGGTAGTTTAGATATAGATAACCAATTACAGATGTTAAATTTATCACCATTAATGTATTTTTTTTCAAATTCGTTATCAACGCAAAGATATGGGTATTCTAATTTTTCATCGTACTTATAAAATATGCGTTTTGCTGAACCAGCACACACTTCCTCTCCCTCTGTAAAAGTACCACAAGGAGTTACATATACTGGCTTGGTTGGCTTTTCTTCTTGCTTAGGTGGTTCGGGTTGCTCTAATTGCTTAACTTGTTTAATTACTTCGAATGGATTGCTTTGGTAGGCTTTTGCTGAAATGGCGTATTTCGTTGTAAAAAAATTACCTTTAAATTTTTCACCTACCATTCCTGTAAAAACATTTTTATATCTGAATATAAGCGTGTTTTTAATACTTTGTGAAACATAAATCTCCTCCCCAATCTCCAAAGGATAGCCCAATGAATCTCTGTATTTTGGTTCACTTTCAAATCGTTCAGGGTAGCGGGTGAAGAAATCGGTGAAGTTTTTCTCAATTAATGTTTCACTCCAAAACGGCCATTTTTCAATTGTATCATCCCAATCAAAACCTCCAAATCTATCGTCATCGGTTATATCTTTCTCAAACACCTCCACATCCCATTTACCTGTCTGTTCATACTGCCGTTGCAGCATCTTTGAAATTACTTCAAGTGGGATTCCTACTAAATCACCTTTTTGTTCATACTTCTTAGCAAAGTCAACTATTTGCTTTACTACTTCGGGGGTTAGTTCGTGTTTCATTGTTTATTAAATTTAACTGATTTACTTCCTTTTCCTGTTCCTCTAAAAAAAGACTTTTCAAGCACATCTCTTAGTTCGGGTACTATCGTAACCCATTTACCATCTCGCTTCACCTTATATGGTGGTGGTTGATACTTGCCCATTATTCACCAAATTTAGCTTCGTAAATTTCCTGAACCCTTTGCCATTGCGCATCCGTCAACCTATCCGTATAATCAATTCCATCAACAATTAAACGGGTTACTGATATTGAATCGGGTATATGCTCAACATAGTAGTTATCGCCAATCTGTCCCTTTTCGGTTTCAGTTTCAAACTCCCAGTTATCTGACCAATTAAGTTCTACAAACTCCTCGTCTGTTAGGGATAATCTAACGCCATTTGATATTAGATTGATAGCTGTTTTATAGGCTTCTTCAAATTCATCACGTGTGCATGGCGAGTAGGTCTTAACGCATTCTTGTGCTGTCGCTGCGCTATACTTTGTTATTGAAGCGTAATTTCCATAACAAACAACTCCAACACTACCACCGTTAGCGCAATTCATGTAGTAGATGCCTGATTCTGATTTAATGTATTTTTCCATTACTTTGAAAGATTATAAACTACTACTTTAGCAATGTGGTCAAATGTTTCTGTCGAGGTATATTCAAACACTCGCTTGTTAAGTGCTGATTCTTTTCGGTATTTAAATGTAACCGTGTAATGTTCTTTAACCTCATTTGAAGGGTTAAACATTGCTTTTTCCTGACTGATGCTGATTGTTAATGTTGCTTTTTTCATTGTCGTGTTTTTTTTTGATAGTGTAAAGATACTACCACAATAACGAATCTCCAAATTTATTTTGTTAAATTTATGTAACTAGCTGAAAATCAAAGAGAATAATTTAATAATCAAAGTTCCTCGCCTTGCTCAATTAGCTGTTTGAATAGGTAAATAACGTGGTGTTTTTTAATACAGTTAACCCTAGATTGGCTGTGTAGCATCCTATCCGCATAGGTATTGAAGTCGGTAATATCGCTTTGTTTCTTGAATCCTGCTTGAATGTATGCGTTAAAATCTTCGATTGCTTCATTGTCAACCCTTGATTTTTCTTTAGAATCGGTTATTAAAGTCTTACCTACTTTGCCGTTACGTTCTACTTCAATACCGTATCGCTCTAACAAATAGTCGTAATAGAGCGCAAATGGCGGTTTTAGGTTAAGATACACTTTACCGTTCTTCATGTCATTGTAGGTATTGTGACATGATGCAATCAATTCAGCTCTTATTTGTTCATCCGATGGTTTTTTAGCAACAAACTTTTCTTCTTCTGATTTTCTTAATGCCTCTGACCTTGCCGTATCATCTAATCCTTTTTTAATCCAAAACATGACGTTAGGGTAGTTAATAACGCACATTTGATTTTTGTAAGTACCGTATTCATTAGCCAATCCTTTTCGCATAAAAATCCTAAATTCGGCTATTGTCATGTGTGCGTATCTAGGAGTAGTGTTAAAATCCTGCATTAAAGCCTCTGCAATCGCTTCAAATACCTCTTGATTAGTTGAAGTACCATTGAGCAACATTGCTTCGCCTAAACAGGCTGCAATCGCTTTTTTGCGGTCTTTAAATTCAATATCCCTAATCTTGGGTTGCATCTTAGCAATTACCCATTCATTTTGTGCTTGTGTTGTTAATCCTGTTTCCATGTTTTTTAAATTTACTCTTTATCTACTTTAGCAATGAAGTTAGCCAGTACTGACATTGTTTTGTCACCTGATGTTTGTTTGGGTGGGGCTGAATAACCTCGATTAAACTTGCTCTCATTATTAAACCAAGTTACAAGTCTGTTTTTAGTTTGCCAAGTTTTTTGATTTTCCTTTTTCATTTTCTTGCCATCAGGAGTTAGTTCCGACCAGTGATTAAAAAAAGCCTTTAAGGTTTCATTAGGATATTTTCCGATAAAACTTAAACAGTCTTGTCTAAAATCTTCAACTCGTTCTTCAATTGTTTTTTTTGGTTTCGCAGAAACAATACTAATATCATTTACTTTACTTTCTTTTACTTTACTTTCATTTACTTTAGGAGCGTTACTAATCTGTTCGTAATCCGTTACATTATTTATAACCTTCTGTCTTTCACGCCATTCCCTAACTCTTTCTTTGTTTTTTTCTTTTTCTATTTGGTACTTTCCGCTAAAGTTTAGCAATTGTTCGTTGAAAGTTTCACCATTTCTTGATGAAATTAACCCAATTTCTTCCATAAAGTCCCAGCATTTGTTTAGCTTTTTTCCCACCTTCAATTGGTGTTTTAAAGCCAAAGTATTAATCGGCTTTTCTTGTTTGGCAAACTTTTCTAACATAGTATAGAATAGTCCTAAACCTTCGTATCCAAAATTAATAAATAACTGTGTTATTTTTTCGTCATCAAAAGCGGACGAATCGTGTAGGTAGTATTTCATGTGCGTGGATTCTCGTTAACCATTTGTAAGGCGAATTTTGTAAATTCATAGAAGTCCCTCCGATTTAAAACTATTGTTGTTTTACGTCCGCTGTGATGCGTTATTACATATTCAATTCCATGATTATCATCAATCATTTCAGCGTGAAAAAGTACTCCGTTACAGGCGCAACGGAATTTAGGTGTAGATAGTATAGCCATATATGTGGATTTTATTGATTTTAAAAGAAAAGCAAAAGGGCAAGGAAACTCCACTAACCCCGAATCGAAGAAACGAAACGTTACACCCTAATGCTTTAATAAATTTATCCATTTGTGGAGTTTTGGATTTGTATGCAAATATACTAAATTAATTACTCAATGTCAAGAAAAAAGTAAGGGGGCTGGTAAACACGACTAAACCACCCTACAACAGATGCAAGGCTGCCCCCTCTAATATTATTTATTGTCGTGTTGCAAAGACAGTGCTTTAATCTTGTCCTTGTATGTTTTTATTAGTTCTTTTAATTCGGGTATTGTAAATTTCTGCTCCATGTGTCTATTTTCTTCCAACCATTTAAAGTTTCTGTAACCTATTCTAAAAGGCAATCTAATAGCATATTCGTGTTGATTACCATGTTGGTGCTGATTACAGAAAACACATTGCCCATGCACGTTATTTTCGTGGAATCTTAGACCATAATAAGGCTTTACAGAGTAGAAATGTCCAGCATCAAACTTACCTGCCAATGGTCTGTCGCAGCTAATACAAGGCTTATTTTTATCCCTCATTCGTATATAAGTATTAAATACCTTTTGAAACAAATTAAGCCAATCAGAATGCGTTAAAGTATTTTCCTTTGCTTCTTTATTAGCCAACCGTTCCTTAGTCTTTAATTCTTTAATAAACGACTTAGGCGGGTTTTTTCGGACTAATTCTAAAGCACAAGAAGGACTACATACCTTTTGAGTAGTTGAGTGAGTAGGCGTAAATGGATTCTCACAAACGGAGCATATCTTAGTCTTTACCTTTTTCACTAATAATTAATTTTTATCGCATATTGGTAACAACTTACCCCGTAATGGTCAACCTTTTTAGAAGTCTTTTCTAGTCTAGCTAGTTTAAAATTCTTTTCTTTAGTTAGGTCTGTTAAGGCTCTTTTAAGCGAGCATTCATTCATATTAGGAAAATACTGTTTAACCTCAAACCAAGCCATCGGACGTTTTACTAATCGGAATAGCTGGTAAATCTTTTCTTCTTGGCTAACGCTTAAATCGTTTAATCTTTGTAGCGTTTTAGTGTCTAAATCTGTTGTGTTGTAGTGCATGGTTATTGAATTTGAGATGCTAATTTACGCTTTGCTTTTATTTCTTTAAACTTTTGGTACGCTTCTGATTTTGGTTGTGTTTGTCCCAACCCCTTGCACCAATAATCATTCCTTAGAATAACCTTGCACATACGTTTCCATGAAGGAACCCAGCATTTTACCTCTAAGTCATGCGGGGCTTCATCAGGGATACTAGTGTAGCCTCTATCCTGCCACCCAGATATAAACTTTTGAAACCGCTCACGATAATGTTTACTTGTTTTACTAGGCATTGTTTTTAATAATAGGTTGCAAAAACTTTGCCATGTATGTCCATCAGGCTTAGATATTTTGTCATATCCTGTCATATTTCCAGTTTCCTGAATATACAATGCGCCACTATTAACGCCATTAACACGTGCTACTAATTTATACCATGTCATTGGTTCAAGGATATGATATAACCATAGCCCTCTTCGCTGGTCGTCTCCATATGGTTGGCAAAGTCGTTGTTGACTAAACTTTACCCCTGCCATAGTCATTTTGTCGTAAACTTTATTATGTGGCAAGTGCTTAAATTTGCCATGAAACACCCATATATCCTCTGTTTTCCAGTCGTAAATAGGATAAATGTTGTAAAGCCTCGAGCTAACACGGGTAGTCCATTTCCAATCATTAAACATTAATCCCTCTTTACGGCTAACTATTGCACGGTAACGGTGTAGAGATTCATCAGCACGAATGCCAATAAATGCAGCGCATCTTTGACCTTGTGAATACCATTCGCCAAATAGTACCATAAATTCCTCAAACTCCATTTTAGGAACGTAAAAGTCATATTGCGATAAGTCCGATGCTTCTATTGGCATATCCCTTACCCAAACGTCTTTTTTATCCCTATCCCAACATATCCAACGAGGTTGGTAATTACTAACCGCATTACGCAAAAGAAGTTCAGCACACACCCAATGCAATTCAATTACATCGCTGTACATTTCAATCATGTGGTGAATGTGAGTAATAGTATCGTTGTATTGCGCCTCAAGGTCAATGATTAAAAAACCAACTTTTCTGCCTCGTTTCCTTGCTTCTGCTAAAACAAGGTGAGACATTACCGAACTGTCTTTACCGCCTGAAAAACTAATATAGATTTTTTCAAAGTTGTCGAATGTTTTAGAAACACGTTCACGACCAGCTTCTAATACGCTTTTATCTTGATATACTTTTGTTGCCATATTAGTAAATGTTTACTTGTCTTCCAATTGATAAAGCCTCTTCCATTTCAACTGTTGGTCTGTTGTTAGCAATCATCCAAGCGTTTAAGTATTCTAGCGCAATCTCATTAGCCCGTTCCTGTTGTTCAGGCGTAAGTAAGTTAAATCCAGCACAATACTTAGACGGTATTCCAGTGGCATAACACATAGCAGCTTGACCAAGCCATGCAATTCGGTTCATGGCTTTATTGGTTAGGTAGTGTTCACAAGAATGTTTCCACTCCGTTATAACACCTTCTAATGCGGTTTTGAATCGTTCGTCATTAGATAAAAAATAAGAGTATTCAAGTTCGCATTGTTCCGCTGTCATATTACGATATGTAGAAGCGTAGAACCCAGCCTTATGGCATTCCCATTTATCAAACGTGTGAAATATCCTATCGGGGTCGCTTGTGTTTATAGTTCTAAAATTTTCGTTGTCAGGCACTTCATCTGTTAAGTCTTCAAATTCTGAAACAGAATCAGAAGCCTCCCATGATTTACTAAAATCATCGTCTTTAAATAATTCCTCAAGTCCAGTAATTTGACACAGACGTAATATTTCTTCTTCATCCATTCCAAGTTCACGGGCTATTCTTTCGTTTTTCCAATTCCTGTTTTTAAGTTCCAAAACAATTTCGGACATAGCATCAATTTGATGTTTGCCCCTTGCTCTGTTGTGGCGAATAGTTGAGGCGATACGGTCATTTTTGCCTTGTTGTTCTTTACGAATTATAACAGTTGGTAAATATCCTTTAACCCTTTGTTTTACAAGTACAGATTCTTTACCAACCCGTGAACGGTGAAAGCCATCAACAACTTCGCTTTTTCCATCAACTGGAAATGTAACAATAGGCTGTGTATACCCATCATTCATAATGGATATTTCTAATAACTCCATTTCAGGCGGGGCAACCTTGTTAGGGTTGTAGTCATTTGCTTTTACATTGTCGTTAATTACCCATTTGACAAAATCAACTGGTTCAGAAGCGAACGGGCTTACTTCGTGTATCTGTTCACGAATGTAGTTAATAGCGTCTACCTTTTCATTAAGCGGTAGATTTGAAATAGCGGACAATAATTGCTCCGCAATCGGTTTTAGGTTTTCCATAAGTCGTGTTTTTTATTATTTAGCAAATATAGATAAATATTTATCAATCTCAAACAAGGCATCCTGAATTTTTAAATCTAACAAAAGTGCATCTTCTGTGTTTTGATTAATTCTTAAAATAAATAGCCCCATATCACTGTTAATACGTGGGTTAAAAGAAACAAAGTAACAATGTGTTTTACCAGTTACTAACATTTGCATTTGTGTCTGCCAGTAGTATTCTTTGCACATTTCTTTAAAGTCTGCTTCATTCTGCATAGTGCAGTACTCAATATGGTTGACCCCATTATAAGGACATTTAACCTCTATTAATCCACCGTCTTCAACCTCACCATCTGGAGTGCATCCCGCTTTTGGCATATCGGAGTGAGTGTAGTACTTAGACGGAAATACTTCTAATCCAGTTCGCTTAGTAAAGTTTCTAATCGCTAGTGATTCATTTTCAACTCCCCAACTAGTGGCAATAGAATTAAATGATTCTTTTGGTATTCCCGTAATTCGTTCATGCACTTTTTCAAGTATGTAGGTTTGAGCAGTCTTGCTAAACTTTTCTTTTTTAGAACGTACTTCTGTCATTAGCTTCCAAACCTCGGAGGCAGTAACATTGCCTAAACGGGCTTTGTACCATTCTTTTGAATAAGGCTCTACTATTTCCATCTGTCAGCAATTAATGATTCGTAACTAATTTCTTCTTTTCTGTTTAAGTCTTTACCGAACAATTTACCAAACTTTTCGGCTGCATCTTTTATGGCATAGGATTCGGCTGCTGGGGCTGCTTTCATAACTGCATCGGCTTTTACCGCATTAAAGTCCATAGCACCACTTCCTTTATCGGTTTGTATGGGTGCTGCCCCTATCCCATCTTGATAATCAGATTCACCCGTAATAGGGTTAATTACATTCAATCGAACAGTCACCACAATAGCATTAGCTACCGTCTGAATTTGCCTAACCTCTACCCACCACTTAACAAAGATTCGGCTTAAAAGCATTTCAACCCGTTCAATTGGTAGATAATCACCTTTAGTCATTGGGTGTACTTTAATCCAACTTTTAGGAGGTTCATTGTTTAGAAGCACCATAAAGGCGTTCTCTTTTTCTCTTAGCGTTGCATCATTGTCGTTAACTAATTCGGTTAACGTTGGCAACTTTTTTACAGTTACTTGGTTACTCATAATCGTGTTTTTTAGATATTGCAAATTTAATAAAGTTTTTTGACTCCTTCTAATAAATAAACAGGAATAAAGTGAGATTTTTTGTACTTACCCGATAACTGATTGTCTTCCAGTATTACTAAAATTCCATTCCTGTTATTTTCCACATAAGCCGATATATAACGGCAATTGTAATTTTTCTGATAAAAGTGAATGAAAGCGTTTATTAGGTCTCCTTTTTTAATGTCGAATAATCGGTGTACTTCTGCTTCTG